CTGTAATTTCATTTTGGTTTTCATCTTTTAAACAATAATAAAATGTTGATAAATCAGATAAGTTATCAAAATTAATGTGCAAAAAAATATAAATGGCTTTTTCAATTTTACCATTTTTCCAAATGTATAAAGGTTTTATCTGTTTCATTTTTTTATTTTATGATGTAGCTTTTATTATTACCGTCTTGTTGAATAATTAATGTTTGACCTACTGCAATTGCAACACTAGAAACGGCTGTATTTGTTAAATCTATAATTTGTAATGCAGCAAATGCGTTTAATGTTAAAATCCCAGTACCGGCATTTTTTATAAAATACATTTGGTTGTTACCGAATGGTGTTGGCAATGTCCAAGTAACAACACCAGCTGTTTGATTAACATAAGTAGTACCACCACCCAAAGTTTTAGCTCCAGTATAACTTGAAGCATTAGGGCTAAAACCATTAGTGTATAGTGTTCCACCACCATTATTTAGAGAAAATAAAGAATTATCTGCAGCACCATAAATATTTAATCGGTTTGTTATGCTTACTGGTCCAGTAGCACTTATATTTATTCTTTCAATACCGGCTGTTAAAAATCTAATATAATCAAGTGATATTATATCAGTATTAAAATTTAAACCGTTGAACCTGTTATATATAGCAGCCGTTTCAGTTCCATTATATTGAAATGACAATCTAGTACCACCTGTTGTACTTGGATTATTATTTTCTATTATAGATAATAATTGAGTTGCTACATTGTCTGTTATATGGAATTTACCTTGTGGATTATTATTATTAATACCAACATTGGTAAGAAAATTTGCAAAAGTATTACTAATTCTAAATTTTTCAGTTGTTACCGAACCATTATAAATACCAAATAAAATGGGGCTTGGGCTTATACTAGAATTTATAATGCAAAAATCCCCATTTGCACTACCTGTAATAAAATCGTTAATTGTTGTTGCTAAACCTAAACCGCTTTCTTTTGTTGGACTTGTACCGCCATTACTAATTCGCAAACTTGGTGCATTTGCACCAAGTATTCTAATGTGGTTATCTCCAATTGGGCTATTTATAACTAATAATCCACTAGTAGCAACAGATGGACCAATAAATGTTTGACCGGTTGCATTATTAAAGGTTAAATTATTTGAACCTGATAAATTATTAGTTGCATTCCAGAAACTTATTTGTCCAGACATGCCTGAACCTGTTACATTACCAGACGCACCAATCAGCACCCAACTTGTACCAGTATCACGATATATACCTGTACTTGGAACATCTGTATCAATAAAAATTCTACCATTAAATCCATACGCTGGTCTATTAGCTAAAATATCAGCAAAAAAAGCTGGTGTTTCTTTTTGATTTAATACTTCTAATTTTATATCTATACCGCCCATTATTCAATATTTAGATAACGTTTACGAATAATGACACAATTGTTTCCTGTAGTGCTTGTACCAAAATTTACAAAAAATTTTTGATTTGTAATTTCTCCAGCATTACCAGTAATAGTTAAAGATTGATTTTGTTGTAATGGTACATTTTCGATATTTACTACTGGTAAACCATAGTTAATAAATGTAATTGTATTACAACTCGTTTCTACATATTGACTGGTATCTACTGTATAAAAATCAGTTGAATATTTTAGAACGTTTATATTTACGATATTCATACTATAAGTATTGTGGTAGTTTTTTAAAACCAGATAACTTGTATTTAACATTATAAGCTACTTCTGGAGCTGCTTCAACTGTTGCAGATACTTGTTGTACTGGAGATTCTATATTTGGCTGATTTAATATAACTGGAGCTACTGTAGCTTTATTTTTTTTGTATTTATCATATAAATACCAAGCCCCATAAATAGCTAAACCAATATAAATAATATTTAGATCCTTATTTTTCATTATATTCTATTTATTTCATCTGGAAAAACAAATGCTGGTATTCCATTTTGGAAATTATCTCCTATAACTATTGATATAGTTCCATTAACTCCGGATTCTGTAACTGTCATACCTAAATTAGCAGTATCATAAGTATAAATTGTATCAAAGTTTCTATTATAAACTTTAGTACCTACTTTGGAATAAACTTGTGTAGTTCCAGAAGGAGCATTAAGCTGATCTACATAAACCTTTCCAGTTCTTTTAGGTTTTTTAAAGGATGAAAGAAGAACAACTGTTACTATTGCTAATAAAATATATGTTGATTGTTTTTTATTCATTACTTTAAATTATTTACAAACGTAATTAAATTGGAGAGATGTTCTGTACTTAAACCATCCCAGGGAAAAAGTCCACCACCATTACCAAGAAAACTTAATAGATCTGTTCCTTTTTTTTGCTGCCATTTATCAGCCAAATAACTTACTTGTGTCTTATAGCTTAATTTTTTAAATTGGGCTAATATAGCATCGTAATTATCAGCTAGAACTCCAAAACTATCTTGAATAATATATAAAATATCATCTGCTGCTTTATCAGTAACTATAATAGGCTTTTTAAATTGCTTCCAGTAGTTAGGATTCCATGCAGAATTAATTTTTAATGCTTCATTTTCAATTGAGATCTGTTTATCAGATTTAATAATACCAAACTTTGTCAAAATAGGTTTGGCAATTAGAAAATAAGTTACTACTGCACCAATGCTATATTTAATTATTGCTTCTTGCTGGTTCTTGTCCATATTATAACATTAATAGCAATGAATTTAGTTTAACCGTACTCATTTTATCCAATGCTCTAAGGTGTTCAATTGTTACACCTTTTTCCATTAAACTTTCCACTATTTGAATACATTCAAAATGGTGAGATTCTTCTTTAGGTATTCCAGCTATTGCTGCAGCTACTGGAGCATTACCAGCAATAAACCTACCTATTGCACCTATAAGCATAGATTGAACTTCTGGATTTTTTAAAATACCAGCTAGACCTTCTTCTTGTTCCGGTTCTTCTTCTTCAAAATCTTCTTCTGCTTCTTTTGCTGACATTTTAGTAATAAGCAATTGATTTTGCTCTACTAATTTTTCCAGTAAAATTTCTGTTCTAACAGGATTATTTTGCTGGAAATTTGAAGATCCAAAATATTGCGGTTTATTAAGTTGAAAAGTAATGTTAGTCATTTCAGGCTTTTGACCTTTTTTGCTAACATTACTGCTCACTTGTAAAAGATATTCGTTAAAATTTTCAGCATTATTTTTAATTTGTAGTAATGCTGTTTCTAATTCGTTTATACCTTCTTCTTTACTACCAGTAAAAGAATATCTACAATAGGCATCAGTAGGATTCATCCTAGCAAAAATTTTAAAATTTTCACCTTCTGCTCCTTCATAAAAATGAAGCACTTGCTGTATATTAAATAATTCCGCTTTAAAGACTGCCATAGTGTACTATTTTAGAAATGGTAGAAAATACCGATTGAATAAGCTACGTTAGTAGTAGCTAGTGCAGAAGGTAAGGTAATATAGCTTTTAGTCCAACTAATAGTAATACCATCAATATCCAAAGGATCATTTTGGTATGGATCTGTTGCACTATTTACAATATTGTTAAATTCCAATACTGGTAAATTATAAATCAATTGTAAATCTCCCTCATAAAGGGTAACAAAAGATTTTTTTAAATCAGCAGTAGTAACTGGTGTGCTTCCAGTTAAAGGACTAGCTGTAATAGTACCGGCAGTATAAAATACAATACGATCAATTTTGGCATTACGCAAATTTGGAAGATCTGGAAACGAAAATCGGGTAAGAGTAGATCCACTAGGTACAGATATTTCTACTGCTTCAAAACGAGCTACTTTCATTTTATTTAATTTTTATGTTTTAAAAAATGCTGGTGTTGACCTACACCAGCTAAAGTTATTCACTCTATTTAAAGGTGAAAGAAGAACATTTAAATTATTTAACTGAAGAACAGTTTTGCAGCAATACACCACGTACCAATAAAGCAAAATAGGTGTTTGAATCTAAAGTAGTTGGAGCAGCTGGTAAATTCAAATTTATTTGATAGTTAGCAGCTCCATTAATTACAATATTAGGTTCCACAGGATACGTTGTATCGAAACTTGCATCTACCTGATTAATAGGGAATACAGTTTGAGCTGTAATACCTACACCTTTTTGGGTTTGTGGAACAAAATAATGTTTTAATAAATCCCAAGCTGGTAAAATTTGCTGATTATTTGCAATAATAGAAAGGTTACCATTATAAACGTTAAACAGTTGAGCATAACCAGTAGTGAATACTGTAGGATCTGGATACTCATAAAAAGGAGCAGCGCCATTTGAAGCAGCGCCAGATACTAAAAATGCAGAAATTTCACTTACTACAAATAGATCCTGTAGGTTAAGCAATTTCAAACGTACGTTAGTATTAGAACTGTTTTGATTTACCAATACTGGTAAACTGTAAGTTGCAGCAGTTGTAGTTAGCAATGCTTCACTCCTCAAATAACTTTGAGTAACTACTGCTGAACTTGTATCATATCCAAGTTGGTTAACCAAATTTTTGGCATTTTCATATACCAACCTTAAACCCATTTGAGAACTCATAATTTTTAATTTTATGTTTTATAAATTTATTTTAGCATTTTTCCATTTCTTGCAAGGCAGCAATACCAGCAATATAATTATTATTTGCAGTTGCATAACCACTAATTAAATTACCGTTTGCAGTTTTATAACCAGAAATATTAGCTACTGGTTTATTTGCATAATAATCCATTTCCATCATACCAGCCAATTTTGGTACTTGTGATTGTACCAATTTAAGACCACCAGCAGCAATCATACCGATACCAAGATTTTTACCCATTTCTGATTTAATAAATTTAGGTAGGAAATAACCGATTGCAATTGGAGCTGCTCCAACAATAATGTCTTTAGTTTTTTCTGTTGTAGTAGCTGGTAATGCTTTACCAATTGCTTTACCTACCACTTGTGCTGTTACTGCTCCAGCAATAATAGTTACTGCTGACATTACCCCACCTTTAACTCCACTCATGGAGCTGCTTCTGCGGCGGCGGGTTACCCTTTTTTTTGCTGTACGATTTCTACGTGCCATTTTGTTTTTTTTAATTGTTATTTAGCTAAAAAATCAATATAACTTTTAGCATTATTTAAAGTTGTAAACCTTCTTTCTATTAGATCAATGCAGAAATAATACTTTGTATCTATTCCATTATTGATTTTTTTTCTCTCAATTGTAAAACCGCAATAATTTATAATTGGGTATTTCATTTTTAAGGGTTTATTATTTTAAACTGGTCTTTTATCTAATCCTCTTGTTAATTTAATTAAAGCTCTTTTTAGTTTAGCTTTTTGTTTAGCATTAATTGTAATACCACCAATTTTTCTATTTTTTGGAGCTTCCATTTTGTGTGATCCGTATTTTGATCTTATCTCCTCTATTGACATTTTACCCCTCCCTTTTGATTCTGATCCTTTATAAACCCAATAAGGTACACCAGATTTTTTTATAAATTCTAAACCAGCAGATTTTAATGATGTTCTAACTGGATATGTTTGTCCAGCAACCCATAACCATTTACCTACAACCTCAATATCTAAACCATCAATATTAATAATAGCATCTATAATGTTTCTAATTGCTTTATCTATTATTATTTCATTTTCTTTCTGTTCTGTATTAAGACTAGAACCTCTTAATAATTTTTGTAATAAAACATCATATTCAGCTTGTAATTGTTGAAACTGTACTGTAGTACCTCCAGCATCTGGATGATATTTTTTTGCTAGTTTAAAATATTGTTTTTTTAGACTATCTAAATCCTCAATAATTTGTGTGTCAAAAATTCCACCTACTATTTTTATATCAATATTCTTTTTTTTGTATTGAGATATTAAATCTGTCTTTGCACCTTTAACTCTTTGCGTAGGTGTTAAAGATTTGAATTTTTTATCTCCAACTTTAGTTCTATATTTTATTAGATCGTAAGCACTAATTTCTTTTACAACTTTCTTTTTTGCATCTTTTTTTAATACTTCTTTCTTTTTTAAAGGTGAAGAAGAACTAATACCTTTTACTTTAGCAAATGCTTCTTTTAAGCTACATCCTGTTTTAGTTCTATAAGCAATTGCTTTTTTAAAATTTTCTCTTGCTTTTTTTTGTGCTAAACTTTCCATTATTTACTCATTTTTGATATTGCATAAATAGCTGCTCCAGCTAAACCTAGAGTAACCAAAATATTCATACCAGCAGTTTTAGCTGCATCTGGTGGAGTATCTTTTATTAAACCAGAATAAACTGCATTATCATAAGTTTGCTTAATTTGATTTGCTTCTTGTGAATATCCACCCCTAGACAATTTATTAATAATTTCATCTATAGTTACATTTCTCCAGCTTTTTCCATCTTGAGCTAATCTTGTATCTCCAGTAGTTCTAGCTGGATTACCATTAATTAAAACATCAATACCATAAGTTTTAATATAACTTATAATATTAAGTGCTTCATTTTGTACACTATCACCATCACCAATTATATATCCTCTTACTGTAGATGCTTGGGTTCTACCAGCAGAATAATCTTGTCTATCCCAACCTTGCCAATCATTTGGATTAGGAGCGTTTTGAAATAATTGTGTTAATACTTCAATTGCTTTTAATCCAGCAGATATTGGATTAGTTAAAGATGAAGCTGTAGAAACTAATTTATTTACATCAAATTTGCCACTTGAATTAGATGTTAAACCTTTTAAATTTAGACTTACATTTTCTATACCAGAAAGAGCTACCAATGCCATATTTATAATTTTATCTTTAAAAATTGTAGGTTCTTTTTTTTCATCAAAATTTGGTAAAACTGGATCACACCAAATTTCATTTTTTGTTTTAGGATTAATAACAGAAAATACATGTTCCAAATTATCAGATAAAATACCATAACCAGCAAATCTAAAAGCTAGTTTGCAATTTATTAAACCCTTTCTTCTTAAACTATCTAATATTCCATTACTAAATAAACTAAATGTTTTACAGTCTGCTGGTAAACCTGAAATAATAGAACTAGGAGATCTTAAAGTTTGTAAATTTTCTGGTTCAATTCTATATGGAACATTTTTTTTAAGAAAGTTCCATACATTATAAGCAGTATCTTCTAAATTTTTACCTAAAAAAAATGTAGAAATATTATCATACTGGCTTTTGTATTGTTCATGGGTGTTCAAAATGCCGTTGATAATATCTACTACATTTTGGTTTTCCATAATAACCTCTTGATTATTAAGAAAGGGGGGGAGATTTTGTAATAAAGTATTTTTACTTACCATTATATTTTAACATTAAATTGGTAAGGAACAGGAATATTATCTACTGTAGCATAACCATAAATATTAAAATATTCTGCTTTATTGTAATAAAAATCTGCTAAAGTATTAAGAATCTCAAAAGTAGAAGTTTTAATTTCTACTGGAATAATTATATAACTATTTGGATCAATTGTATAAACTCCAGATATTGAAAGTTCTGCTATCTTATTATTTTTACTATCCACTATATAACCATCCAGATCCGTAAGTTTAGCTGCTAGTTGTGTAGGATTTTTTACTAATAATGAAACTTTTATTTTAGGCTGCAATAAATTACCAAATATAGAAGCAGATTTTAATTCTATCTGAACGTTTTGCAATAGAACATATTTTTTCCATCCCCACCAAGTAGCATAACCCAAAATAGCTATAGTTAATATCATTTTTGCGTTCATCACTACGAATTTAATCAGAATTTTTAAATTTATTGTTAATTTTTTGTTAAACAGGGTATATAGGTTTAAAACTCTGGTTTAAAAGGGGTATCTTCGGTCATACCTTTGGGATTACCGAAGAAACTCCTAAATATACCCCTGTTTAGTTTTATACCAACCTTTATTTTAACCAAATTAGATAGTTCTTTTTTCACCTTTAAAAAATACTTTAGTATAGACATAAAAAAACCAGCTATTAGGCTGGTATTTTTGTTTTAGTTGGTATCTATTTAAATAATCTTTATCTGCTCAACAAACGCTTTAGTTTTTTTATCATACACATTTATAGCCTTACCACCTTTACTGGCTGCAAATGCGGTAAAATTGCCTAAATTTCTGATATTATGATACTTGGTTGGTCTGCGATTAGTTTCTTCTAAAAAAAATATGATGCAGTTGTAGTAATTCATAAAATTTTATTTATCTTTGAATTGAAAGAAGAACCTTCTCTTAATAAAGGGGTTTATTAGAAAGGAGCAGCAAGAAATTGCTGCTTTTTTAGTTTTTAATTTTATATAATTCTTGTTCTTTAAATACCCAATTTTTTTGTATCCATTCTTTAATTATTGCTTTAGCAGCAGATACACCTTTTCCAGTAATTTCTTGCAAATCATTAAGCAATTGCTTGTAAGTTTTTGGAGTAAATAAAGAACGGTGTAGAAGATCCTTTTCTGATAGTTCTGTTTTTTTATGTTTTGATTCTTTACTTATCTCTCCATAAATACTTACTTGCAGCCATTCACCACCTACATTAATTAAAGTAATGGGTTCAAAATCATCTGAACTTCTTAAAAATCTGCTAGACATAGTAAATGTTTGTTTTTCTTTATCCTTTACTATTTCTATAGTGCTTTGAGCATATCTATCAGTATTAGATCCCAAATGTCCTAAAGTAGTACCGGCTTGTCCTTTACCTTGATGTAATACTCCAATAATGCAGCAGTTGTAAATCTTTGTTAATCGTTTAAACCAGTTAATTAGCTTTCTGCTTTCTATAGGATCATTATAATCAAAAATAAGATCTAGTAAACCGTCTATAATAACTATAGCAGCGCCAGTAGTAATTAAATAATGCTCTACCATAATTAAAATAGATTTTGGTTCATCTTCTCTAACAGTAAACAGACTACACCATTCTGGAATAACATTTATACCAGAAAACTTTTTTATTCTTTCTACTTGTCTGAAAAAATCATAATCAGAACTTTCTGTATCAAAATAAGCTATTTTTCTCCTAACTTCTGGCAAATGTAATTTCATACCCCATAAATCAGAAGGAGTAAATACTGTAGAAATTAAAGCAGAAAGAAATGTACTTTTACCAGCTTTAGGTAAACCAGTTAAAATTTGAAAATTTTGTGTAGTAGCAATAGTTTTTTCTTGTATAGTCCACAAGATTTGATCTTTGCTTGGTAAATAATCTGGATTATACTTTCTTGCTTCTAGGAGTGTATCTAAGGGGTTTATTATAGTTTCTTCCATTTACATATTTTGTAAAATACCGCAAAGTATAAAACTTATAATTATAGCAATTATAGCTTCTTTAGTTTCTTTTTTCATTTTCTCTTTTTATTATTTGTAATATCATTATTAAATGATTCCTTGTTTTATCAATATATAATGGTTCATAATACATTGACCAATAATAAATTAATTTTGTTAGTTTCATTTTAGTAAAATTTCTTGTTCAATAATAGCAAATTCAAGGTCTGATATAGCTGCTTCTAAAATCAGAATAATTTCATAAGAAAGATTAAAAGGTACAATTGATTGATCTAAGGAAATAAAAGTACCATCCTTACCGTAAAAGAAAAAGGTAGGGTTTTTGTAAGGAGCTAAAGAGAATAGATTCTGTAGGCGTTTTTTTTGAAATTGTAGTGCTTGAATTTTAGCCAGTATTTGGGCATCGTTGTTTTTGAACATAATAAAAGGGTTTAGGATATGAAAGTAATAGCTTTTTTGAGATAAACAAATTTATTTTCCAAAAAAAACAAAAAAAACCCATTAACTATATAAGTTAATGGGTGAACCATACTAACCAACAAACTATTTAACAAATAATTCTGATTCTGCTTTTCTTCTCCTGGTTAATCCATTTAATGGTACTAATTGACCGTTTATTATGCCTTTATTCCAGTATTGGAACTGGTTAGCTACTGTTTGCTTATCTGCTCCAGAATTAAGTAATTTAAGGAGTGTAGAAGATTTTAAATTGCCAATACCTAGATTATAGGTAAAGCTGGTAAGACTATCTAGTTGGTTCTGATTAATTGGTACTTTTACTACTTTTTTAATATCTGCTACTACAGATCCCATCTCTTTGCGTAAATATTCTATTGCTTTTTCTTCTGTAATACTATCACCTTTTTGAACTGGACGATTAAGATCGTAATGATAAATACTTCCATATCCTATAGTCCAAATACCTACAGGATCTAAGTAAGCATCTAAATATTTACCTTCAAAAGATTTTATTAAACTTTCTGCTGCTGTTGCTGCCATAGGTGTAATTATTAGTAATAACGCAATTGTACCAATTATTAAATATTGTTTAGTTTTTGCGTTCATCTTTGACTATTGTTTTACATCACCACCAGTTACATTACTGTCTTTAGCTGCAACTAAACCAACACCAGAAAGAATAGCAGTTACACCACCAACTAAATCACCTTTTACAATTAATGCAGCTCCACCAATAATGGCTGCAAAACCTGAAAAAGTTGTTTTCCAATTTTTAAACATTTTATTTATTTTTTGATTTTATGTAATAATATCTGATTGCACTTAACCCTGAAACAATTGCCACAATACCCGACAATAAACTTACAAATTGTTGTGCCGTACCTATTGAAATATAAGCACTTAACCCTGATAAAACAACTAATGGTTTTGCACCGTTTTCATCATTATTCAATAACTGCATCAATTACATTATTAATTTTTTTCTCAATAATTAAATAGGATTGGTGCGCCAATGAAGCCGATTCAATATTATGAATAACACCATTTTTAATTGCTAAATCCAAAATTTGTTTAATTACTTTTAATGCTTCTAGATCATTCATAAAAATAATTTTTTACTATTACAATGTTTAATTTTTCACATACAATATTGTACACAGTATCGTTGCTACCATTCCATTTAATATAATCTTCTCCATCAATGGTAATATTACCTTCTGTAATTTCATTTTGGTTTTCATCTTTTAAACAATAATAAAATGTTGATAAATCAGATAAGTTATCAAAATTAATGTGCAAAAAAATATAAATGGCTTTTTCAATTTTACCATTTTTCCAAA